ACTGCGAGATCCAGATCTATTCCGGAGATGACAGGGATGTACTTGTCACAACGGCACAGTTTAACTTTGACGGACGGAAGGGGATCGCAAACGCGGACACAATCACAAGGGATCCGTCGTATCCGCTGCTGGTTTCCCTGATCGCGCAGGTCCGGTCTCTGATCGGTCATGTGGGCGATATGACCAGAGCGGAGTATGATCCGGTCGAAGCGGTACGGCTTGCCGGAGGAATTCCTGATTATGTAGACGGCGAGCTGGCAGATTTTGCGGATACATACTTTCCGCTGAGTGTAGCCAATGGAGGAACGGGAGCTGACAATGCGGCAGACGCGAGGACAAACCTTGCTGCAGGGCAGGATCCAATCCTGTTCAGCACGACGCTTTCAAATCTTCCGGCATCGTTCATCAAGAGCGGAGTGACTTCGACGATGAGGGTCATAGGGTATGAGATTGGCACACCGTCAGCTCTGACATCCGCTCTGACCTGGAACACCTTTGACGGGAGCATTACCTTCAACGGCAGCCTCGCAACGGGGCAATCGACATCTATCAAGCTATACCTGAGTGAAACCAGGTAGGAAGGAGAATCACAATGGCAACTTTTATCGTAGTCAGGATCTATTGGAACGCATCCGGAACGCGGTCAAATTCGTGCGAGGAATTTGATACGTTCGATCTTGCGAAGAAACGGGCGTACACGATCCTCGGATCCGACATCGGCAAAGACAGCGTCCAGTATGAGATCGTTTCGATCCTTAACGGGGCAGGGTTGCAGATGTTCCTTGAAACGGTAGACAACCGCGTGGAGGAATAATATATGAAGAAACAGCTTAACAATCTGTTCATAAATGGGGGGGGTATTTCCTCTCCGATCAAAGCCGAAAGGAGGAGCGTACTGGGTTCTAAATGCTCCTCCAACACCTCCGAAAGGGGGTCAGAGGCGGTCTGTGTAAGCGGACTATGGCTGAGTGATGCGGAGGTGATCCGCATTGGCTAGCGGTAGCATACCGATCCTTCTGACAAAACCAACGCTGTCATTACACGCCAATCTGTCTGGTGATATTCGCTGTGTCTATATTGGCGGTGGTGCATATATCCTTATCGGGAATTTAACTGTTTCCGCAGATATTGCATCGTATACCAATCTGGTGACTGGGTTGCCGTTTGGAGCAGATTCGTTTGTTACTCCTGTGGCAACATACATCAGCGGAACAAGTTACGACGGTCGTATCAATGACTGCTTGTATGTGCAAACCGGACAGATCAAGGCAAGAATCGCATTAACAGCAGGACAGACGATTCGGTTCTTTGCAGTAATGGCATCAGGTTCATTTAAGAGTTAACGAGGGATCCACACTCAGCCGCCGAGTTTCGGAATGGCATCAGGAACGATACTTTGCAACAACTTTATAATCAAAGATTATTCATTTACATATAGCATACCGTATAACAGCGCACTAGCAATATCAGCATCTGATTTTAATATCAATGCTATATCTGGGTATGAACCGATTGCGATCATATCTGTAACAACTGGCGACGATTCTGCACTGATACGGTCTTATTTCCCACGTATTTCGGGTAATGTATTGTGGCTTCGGAATGTATCATCGGCTGCAATCAATGACAAAAGTGCTGTGATTAGAATACTCTTTGCACCATCGAAATTTGTTGCATCGTAACCAGTACCAAATGGTACATGGCAAGCGGAACAATACCAGTCAATACCAATACTGACGAAACGAGAACACTGCATAGCGTTACCGGGTCAGCAGATACAACTATCCTCGGTGGTGGGTATATAAAAATCGGTCTGGTGGTTATAGTTAGTGTGAAATTCACTACGACGGAATCGCACACGTCGAACACAAATGCACCTATTCAAGGGTTGCCGAAAACAGCAAGCAACGATATTCCATTGGTTCTAACAGTATCTGGCGGTGTGGCAAAAAGTTGCCGTGTGTATAACACATATGCTTTCCCAAACGAAACTATAGCGGCTGGAACGTATACGCTATCAGGAGCATACATTAGTGCAACATAACGAGGTTACATCATGAGCATCAAGGTCGCAGAGGCTATCGGATCAGAAACCGGCGGTAAAGACGGAGTGCCTGGGGATCAGACAGGCAACGAAATTCTGATCCGGACATTCAAGAAACGAAGCTACAACTTCTCACAAGTTCTACGATGTACAAACCGGACAATGGCAGAACAGGCCGCGTCGTATGCGAAACGAATAGCGGAGTGCAGCCAATTCGGTTACAGCCAGGAACACAGATGGGACGGAGCGAAGCAGATCGAGCGCGTAGGCGCTGACAATCTGGAACACGCAGGGGCAGGAGATTTTGACTGCTCCTCGTTGGTTTTGGAGTGCTATCGACTCGCAGGTCTTCCGATCAAGATGACGGGATATACCGGGAACATGGGGAAGATCCTCCTTGGAACCGGACAATTCCGCGAGGCAAACGAAGTGTTGACGGACATTGAGTACGCTCAGATCGGAGATGTGTTCATAGCGCCGTCGATCCATACGCTGATCGTTATCACGGACGGATCGAAAGCGGAACACGACGAGGACATTCAACCGGATCCGATGCGGTACGTTCTGATCAAGGGCGACAACGTATGGGTCCGCGAAGGTCCTGGAACAACAGCGCCGAAGATGTTCGTAGCGCACAAAGGGGCAAAGCATCCCTACATTGAAACAGATCCAGCTACCGGCTGGTACTGGATCAGTACACCGATGGGAACCGGCTGCATAACCGGCAAAACAAAATATACGGAGGTCATATAACATGGACAAAACTCAGAACAGATTTAAATCAGTTGTAACCTGGGCGAGCATTATCGCTCTGATCCTTAACTGCCTTGTACAGTTTGGAGTGCTTCTGCCGGAGCAGAGCAACGCCATCAGCGGAGCAATCAGCGGAATACTCAATGCGCTGGTCATCTTCGGTATCCTTAACAATCCAACAAATCCGATAGAGTTCTGAACGGGAGGCGGTCACATTGGATAGTGATCTCTTGATAACATTAGCTTGCGCGATCATAGGGTCCGGAGCGCTTCAAGCGCTTGTATCGGAATGGATCCGGAAGAGCCAGGAGAAGAAGGCGAAACCGACAGCTCTCGAAACGGCAGTCAAACTGCTGCTTCAGGACCGGCTCTCGTTCCTCATGACGCGCGACATCCAGGCCGGACAGACAACGCCGCGGATGCGGTCCTTCATCAGTAAAGGGATGGAGGCATACAAGGGGATCGAAGGCAACGGAGATATGAAAGCATTGTATGCGGACTATCAGAGAATCCCTGTAAAGTATGCATAAACGGCTCTGAAAAATGAATCCAAACACATGATTTCATGTAACATTCATGTAACAGACGCTTTCGCCTGAGCGAAAAAACGTTCGTTTAAACGAAAATTTCTTCGTTTAAACGTTGCATTTTGACCAGTAAACATAAGGAAAACCCCACATTTAGTGGGGTTTTTTAACTTTGGTGCGGCAGATGGGACTTGAAAACGTAAGCGATCCAGTAACCACGGGCGTTTCAAGAATTTCATGTAACAGCCATGTAACAACTGCCGTACTTGTCCTTGAATCAGACTGATACATTATACACTATCAACAAGCTGCTGAAAATATGCATCAATCTTGTTTGTCGATTCATCCATATCGGACGTAAAGGTGTGCTGGTATACGCTCTTCATGATATGAGGAGTGGACCAGCCGCCTTTTTCCATGAGCAGCTTTTCCGGAATCTGGAGCCGGACACCGACAGAGGCGAATTCGTGCCGGAGGTCGTGGAATGTGATACCTTCGATACCGGCCTCTTTCATGACGCGTCTGAACCGGTCGTGAATGGCCTGTCCGGATCTTGTTTCGATATAGCCTTCGCCATTCTTCCAGGCGTCCGTCTTTTCGATCAGCTTCATGATGTACGGAGGGATTCGGTTCTTCCTGTTCCGATCGTAGGCCTTCGCAGCAGCCTTGCTGACAGGGAGGCCGTTGATCTGCACGATTGACTCTTCGATGTACAGGACCCCGTCACGGATCGAGCTGACCTTGATCCCTCGGATCTCGGACACGGTGAGCGACATCCACATAGCCAGGAGCGCCGGGAGTTCAATATCCTTGCCCTTGATGGCGGCAATCACTTCTGCCGGTTCCGGTAATTGCTTGTAGGTTTTGACCTTCTTCGGAAGTGTTACGTCCGGATGAAAGTCAGGGCGTTCTTTCCTGAGCGCGGCAGAGATCAGGCCGTATGCGTTGATAACCGATTTTGAAGAGATCTTCTTTTTCTTCCTCGTTTCTATTCCGCACTCGGCATTGACCGCGTCCTGGAGGATCGCGTTCGTGATGGTTCCGACCGGAAGTGTTTGCAGGTTCTGGAATCGTTCCTTCTGATAGCGCTCATAGCCTTGTATGGTCGCAGGACTGAGAAGGTTGCGCTTACTGTTTATATAATTCGTGATTGCCGTTTCCAGCAATATGCCGCTTTTCTTTTCACGATCAACCGCGTACTTAGCGGTATACGCCATCCGCTCCACTTCCGTCTTTGACGGGGAAGTGAATGAATGGATCTTCCCGTTGATCCTTGTCTTTATGTTGTAATTCCCTGAAGGGAGCTGATTGATCTTCATTCTCCAGCGGCCTTCTTCGCCCGTCGTTCACATACAAGCAGCGGTTTTCCGTTGCGGAAATCGTCGTTCTCGATATGGTTCATTTCATGGTCGTATGCCTTGCGCTGTCCGTTGTATCCGTACTTCGCGTTGACATACAGGTTGTAGTCGCCGTTTTCATCCTCCTGGACTGATGCACCCACGCTACAAGTATCAAAGTCTACAAGTCTAACAATCACCATCAGTCATCCTCTCCTCTAAATGCTTTAATCATCGCGGCTACTTTCCGCATATCCTCCTCAGTACAGTTTTTTGTGGCATCAAACAGCAAACGCATCCCTGGACGGTTACGCAGCTCTTCAGCAAGCTTCAGCGTTTCGTCCTCAGGCTCCGGTTTTGAATCGACATCCCAGCCAAGCAACTGTGACGGGGTAACATTAAGAAACTCTGCCATAGCCTTTGTCTTGTCCATAGGAATGTTCGTGACGATATTCATTTCATACTTATGAATCGTCTGCTTTGTTGTACCGATAACATTTGCCAGCTCTTCCTGGGTAACGCCAGCATCAGTACGGGCCTTCTTGATCCAATCACCTTGCGTCATTTTGTTACACCTCTCTATGCAATATTTTACACAGTAACTTGATAAGATGCAAGATTTTATGAAAAAGATGAAAAAAGTTGCTTGACAGGTTACGAGGCCAATGTTAAGATGGTAGCGTGATAAGTTACTTGAAGGGAGGTGCTAAGATGAATCGAAATAAGTTGAAGGGCCGAATCCTTGAGATGGGATATACGCAGACATCTTTGTCGGAAAAGATCGGTATGCCGTATCGTACATTTCTCTGGAAGATGAAGCGAGGCAAATTCGGAACGGACGAGATAAAGGCCATCATGAAAGTGCTGGCAATCGAAGATCCGGTTCCGTATTTTTTTGCCTAAAAAGTAACGCGGCAAGTTACCGGAGGAAAGTGATGAAAACGATAGGACAGGAGATTTTCGAGAACATTCTCGCGGAGGCCGGTCGCCGGATGATCAGCAGAGCGGAATTGCAGAACGCAATGGGAATCGGAGGCACGGCGTTCAACGAGAGGAAACGGGATCCGGGGATGATGCGGATCAGCGAGATAGAAGGGGCAGCGAGGCTCTTTCACATGAAAGCAAAGGATCTGGTTGAAAGGGGGTAACGAAGGAAAGTGAAGGTGCTGGTAGCGTGTGAAGAATCGCAGACCGTTTGCAAGGCGTTCCGCGCCAGGGGGCATGAGGCGTATTCGTGCGACATCCTTGACTGCACAGGCGGTCACCCTGAATGGCATATCAAGCAGGACGTTCTTCCACTTTTAGATGGAAACTGCAATTTCTCAACTGTGGGGGGGGGGTGGATGTAACGATTGACGGACCGTGGGATCTGATCATAGCGCATCCTCCTTGCACATATCTAACGACAGCGGCAACGCAATGTCATTCGACAAAGGTGTACACGAAGGAACAGATCGCAAAGCGAACGCTAGATCGGATCGATGCAATGAGATTCTTCATGAGATTCATCATGGCAGATTGTGAGCGAATTGCGGTGGAGAATCCGACGGGAGTCATGAATACCTGTTTTCGCAGACCGGACCAATTCATTCAACCGTATTGGTTTGCAGAGTCAGAGAAGGATACCGCGAATTACGCAACGAAGAAAACCGGCTTGTGGCTGAAGGGCCTCCAGGATCTGCACTACGAATGTGATCTTCCAAATCCAATGGACAACGCTCCGAGATGGGGAAACGGGAAAAAGAAAAACTGGACCGAGAGCAATCACGGAGGAACGAACAGAAGCAAGACATTCCCTGGTGTAGCAAAAGCAATGGCTGAGCAATGGGGATGACAAAGAACGAAGGAGGTAAGTGATGTCAAAAGAACAAGGTTGGCTGTGCCTGGAATGCAGAAAGACCTTCGATTCACCCGTGGACTACGGTAGCAAGACCTACTGGGATCCGCCGGAATGGGGATGCCCGTACTGCAAGGATGAAGAGATTGTCGAAGGTTATTTCAACTGCGAGGAATGCGACGGAGATTTCGAGAAGGAGGAGATGGAAACAGAGTGGTGCTGCAAGGAATGCGCTGACAAGGCAATGAAGGCGCTGGGCGAATGCCTGGACGGGAAACCGATCACGGACAAGGTAATGATTCAGAGGATCAAGGACTTAGTAAAGGAGTGGCGTGATGAACATTAACGAAAAGCTGTATGCAGCAGGGATCGCGGTGATCTTCATCGCGGTGGTAGTCGGGGGAACATTCGTCTGGGCGGCAATGTCGATCTGGCTGAAGAACCGGAGAGAACAAAGACGCTGGGATGGTTACCAGAGGGAGAAGGACAGAGAGGACCGGCTGGAGAAGCAGAGGAACGAATGGATCGGGATCATCAAGGACCAGAACGAACGGTACGCGAAGATGGTCGAAGAAGTGGCTCAGATCTCTGCTGAATGGGCGAAGACACAGAACAACTACGAACGAGCAAAGCAGATCATGCAGAAAGTAAATCTTGAAGGATTGGAGATTAAGTAATGGAACAGATAAAAGAAAATGCTCTGCCTGAAGCTGGCACTTCAGAACAGAGCGAGCAGGTTAAACCTCTCTACACGGATCTTAGCATTTCCGCTCGGATCATGCAAGTGTTGATCCCAACGCTGGAGATCATGCGGATCCTCGGCAACGGTGACAGGTTGATCACTTTTTACGCCAACACGAACGCAGTCACCGTTTATGAGATGAAGCATGACAAGGAAACTGGCAGGACGGAATACGTTCACGAGTGGGTCAACGTCTATATCGACAACAACCTGTTCAAGCATGACAAGGTCGTACAAGAGCTGGACTGCGCGATTGATACCATGACGGATCTGTTGGGATCCATCAGGAAGGAGATTGAGGATGGCAAGGAGTGAGAATCCGGTCGTATCGGCGGTCCGCGAAGTGTTCCCTGGATTCGATCTCAGCCTGTGGAGCAAGTCGCAGTATCCGGACCGGTACGGCATCAAACTGGTTCCTCGCGCGCAGCTCATTGCAGACAAGGCTCAAAAACGTCCTGTGAAGAAAGATGGTCATAAAGGACACACAATATCGTGGCGCGCGGAAAAACCGCTTCTGGACCGTTTGCAAACGGCGAAACAGACGCTTGGGATCATCACGACGCAGGAGTTCATTACGGTAGCGATTTTACATTTACTGAAAGAAATGGAGGAGGAATAAACAATGGCACTCGGAGTATTGATTATCGGAAAGAGCGGATCCGGGAAGTCTACTTCCCTTCGCAACTTCAAGGACGATGAAGTGGGAGTTATCAGCGCGACGAACAAGCCGCTGCCGTTTCGGAACAATCTGAAGCGGACGTTCACGACTGACATCGACAAGATCTGCAAGATCCTTGTCAATCCGGAAGTGAAGGCAAAGAGCATCGTCATTGACGACGCAGGGTATCTGATCACGGACAAGTTCATGAAAGGACATTCCCTGACGGGGAAGGGCAACGCGGTGTTCGAGCTGTACAACGATCTGGCAGACAGTTTTTACCGTCTGATCCGGACGATAGACGCGGCTCCGGCAGACAAGATCGTGTACGTCGTCATGCATGAGGACAAGAACGATTTCGGAGATATATCCGTCAAGACAATCGGAAGGCTGCTCTCTGAAAAGGTGGACATCCCTGGCCTGTTCACGATCTGCCTCCGGTGCGTGGCGAAAGAGGACGGGAAACACGCGTTCCTCACGCAGTCGTCCGGATACGACGTAGCGAAAACGCCGATGGGGATGTTTGACACGAAGGAGATCGACAACGATCTGAAGATGGTTGATGACACGATCCGGGAATATTACGGGATGAACGAAATGAAATCTGATGAAGCGGAGGAAAAAGAAAATGCTTAAACCGATCAACTGGGGGAACGTACAGCCTATGAAGGGTGGAGAAGGATTTCCGAAACTTCCTGCCGGTGGGTATGTGTGCAGGATCACGAACGTAGTGGACGTGCCGGACAAGGAATATCTGATCATCGACATGGACATAGCGGAAGGACAGTTCAAGGAGTATTTCGAGAACCGGTACGTCCGGTTTGGCGGCAACTGGGGATGCAAGAAGTATCAGTCGTACAAGGAGAAGGCGCTGCCGTTGTTCAAGGGATTCACGACAAGCGTGGAGGAAAGCAACGACAGGTACATTTGGGATTTTGACGAAACGAAGCTGAAAGGAAAGATGGTCGGCGTGATATTCGGTGAGGAGGAATATCTCACGGCGAACGACGAGATCAAGATCATCACGAAGCCGCAGTTCTTCCGGTCCGTCAAGACGATCCGCGAGGGAGGGTTCGAGATCCCAACGCTGAAAACGCTCAGCTCGAACACGAACGCGCCCCAGGCCGCCTCGTATGAGGGAACGCTGAACGGCGTACCGCAGTACAAGGTTCCGGACAACTCAAGGTACAAGCTTGAATCCATGCCGGATTTTTCCGGAGAAGTTCCATTCTGATGAACGGCGTACGGGAAGGCGACAACAGGGAGGGCAAGCGCTCTCCCTGTGCCGGGGGTGAGTGAGATGGACGTTTGGACAATAGGCGAGATCGATTCATACGGATTCGATAAGCGCGCGTACGAAACGGAGGACACGCCATTCCTGACGCTGTTCACGATGTACGGAGCGGACAAGAATTCATCAACCTATCTGCAAGCCGCGAACCTGCTGAAGGAACACGCGAGAAGCGCAGGAGTATCCGCAAGGAATTTCGACGCGCTGCTGAACGCGCATCGGAAGGACTGGATGAAGAAGCAGTCCGGATCCGCGCAGCCGGTGATGGAAGTCGTGGCCCAGCCGGAGGTTCACTTCACGGAGTTCGGAGAGAATGAGCCGGGGAGCGTGTGCTGTGGGAGGTGGCAGACGGACGGGCATCGAGTGTTCATGATCGACACGCACGGGCAGGTTGCTGTGGCCTGTCCGCATCCGATCCTTCCGCTGAAGCGATTGACGAATGTAGATACCGGCCTCGAAAAGGTGGAGATCTGGTTCAAGAACGGAAAGCGCTGGAAGTCGGTCATCGTGGACAATTCCATGATCGCGTCAAGCATGAAGATCGTCGGACTGTCGGACTACGGAATTATCGTGACGAGCGAAACGGCGAAGCTGCTTGTTTCCTATCTGAAGGACTGCAAGGTATACGGCGCGGAGCAGATCGAGAACGTACAGTCGGTCAGCCGACTGGGGCATATCAAAGGATACGGGTTCTCCCCGTACTGTGAAGGACTGACGTTCGACGGCGAGAACGCGTACAAGCGGATCTATGAATCAATCCAGCCGCACGGCGACTATCAGATCTGGAAAGAGCATATCGCGGAAGTGCGACGGATCCGGAGGAACGAGCAGGGCGAGATTGTGGACCGCGCTCGACTGGGTGCGCGGCTGGTGATTGACGCGGCGTTCGCGTCGGCAATTCTGCACGAGCTTGGCGACCTGTCGTTCTTCGTGCATCTGTGGGGAGTGGAAAGCGGAACGGGCAAGACGGTGGCGCTCATGTGCGCTGCATCCGTGTGGGCCGATCCTGCGGAAGGGAAGTACATCCAGTCCTTCAACAGTACGAATGTAGGTCTGGAGCGGTACGCGGCGTTCTTCAACAATCTGCCGATGATTATTGACGAAACGCAGCTCGTCCGGAGGAAGGGAGGCATGGACCTTCAGACAAAGATCTATGAGCTGGCCCAGGGCGTAGGACGGACGCGCGGAAACCGGAACGGGGTTGACGTGACATCGTCATGGAAAACCTGCTTTATAACGTCCGGAGAAACGCCGATCACGCAAAGCAACGACGGAGCCGGTGCTATGAACCGAGTCATCGAGATCGAAACAGAATCCGGTCATCCGATCATCGAGGACGGACACAAGACAGCGGAGATCGTCCGGAAGAATTACGGACACGCCGGTAAGGAATGGGCCGATCTGATTGAGTCGGACGACGAGGAATTCCATACAGAGCTGAAGCTCTTGTACGACACGGCGTTCCAGTACCTGCAGGAGCAGGGCATAACCGGCAAACAGGCTATGGCGTGTGCGGCGCTGTATGCAACGGATCTGATGATCAGCGGCTACATATTCAACGCAACGGAGCAGGGCAACTATCTGGATCCGTCTGATCTGCTCGATTATCTCAAGACAAAAGAGGACATCGACATCAACCGGCGCGCGTATGAATTCCTTCGCGGATGGATCGCAAGCAATATCAACAAGTTCCAGGGCCGGAACGGTGAGGCCGCACTTTCAATAGAAACGTATGGGCGGCTGGGGAATAGGTCCACGCTCATTATATCAACGGTTTACAAACAAGTGCTTCAAGACAATGGGTATCATCCTGGGGCGTTGTCAAAATGGATGAAAGAAAAAGGGCTGCTGGTCCTAAATCCTAAAAATGGATCCATTGCAGTTTCCAAAAGCATCAACGGAAAATCAATAAATTGCATTGAAATTATTGATGAATAGCAGAATTACTCTAAGAAAATTTAGGAATTTAGGAATTCAAATCCTAAATCCTAAAAAAATCCTAAACGCTGAAACCATTGTGGTTATTGGTTTGCAAAAAAAAATTTAGGAATTTAGGATTTTTTTTCAACATATATCGCAACGCGCGAGAGCAAACACATTTTTGTTTAAAGCGATTCAAATTCAAGCATATATGTTTTCATTCCTAAAATCCTAAATTCCTAAAAACAGGAGGTTATCAAATGGAGATATTCAAGAGATTCAAAAAGGACCGGATCGTCATCACGACCGGCAAGGACAAGGAGATGGGATACAAGCGGTACTGTGCGGCTGGCGCTGCGGATGCGCTGAATATGCTGGCGTATGCGGTAGCGAGAGAGCTTCAGTATATGTGCCGGAATACCAGTCAGATGAAGGATGCTGTGCGCGAATTCGAGAAGGGTACGCTGCGGATCGCTTGTGAGCTGTACAACGCACGGGAGAAGATCCGCGTTCCGAAGGATCCGAGCGAGGAGGCCGGACATGATCCTGATTGATACGCGCGAGCAAAAGTACAGTCACATATCGGAATACTTTGACGCGCATGGCGTGAAGTATGACCGGTCCAAGCTGTACGTCGGAGATTACACGCTTTCGACCGATCAGCGGATCTGCATCGACCGCAAGCATAACATGGCTGAAGTGTATGGCAACGTCATTCAGCAGCATGAGCGGTTCCGGAACGAGCTGATCCGCGGCAGAGATGGCGGTCATCAGATCATCGTACTGGTGGAGGATCCGAGGATAACGAAGCTGGACGAGGTCGAGAGCTGGAAGAATCCGCGGTTCTTCGCCTGGATGAAAAGCCGGGGGAGGATTCCAAAGCCTGCGGATTCTGAAACGGTGATGAAGATCATGCAGCGGATGGAGGAGCGGTACAGCGTGGAGTGGCGGTTCTGCCGGAAGGAAGAAACGGCGAGGACGATTCTTGACATACTGGGTGAGCGATATGAAGAAGGTCAATCTTAATTCAGTCAGAGAGAGCTACAGGGTATTCGTCCGGAGATGGTTTTATTCAGAGATAGACGATCCGTACTGTTCCGAGTGGGTGCTTCTAGGTGAAACAACGGCAAAGAGTGAAGCGCAAGCGATCAGTAACGTACGACACAACAAATACGGGGATGTTTATATGACCGGAATCGGAGAAGGGAGCTGGGGAATTGACTTTGAATTTGAAGCGTTTCTCAAGAGATCCGGAAATGTTCCGGAAGGATACAAGGGTGCGTGTGGAACGATTGGAGAGTATGGATTGATCTATGCCTAGATACTACGGACCAGGACAATCACGGACAGAGAACGAAGCGCTGAGGAATGTATGCAAGCCGGAAAAGCCTGAGCAGAAACCACAGCGACGGGTGCAGGTATGGCAAGCGCCGGAAGAAGAGAAGGAATCACTCAAGCGATTTTTAGAACAGATGGAGGAGAAGCATGACAGCTAACCTGGTAGGAATCATAGTCTGCGTGGCAATGGTGATATGCGGTATCGGTTGCTATTTCATCGGCAGACTGCACGGAATCGAGTGGGCCAGCGAGAACATGAAGATAGATCTGGCAAAGCTGGATATACATCAGGCAACGCCGGAGGAAACGGAAGAGCTGTTCCGGTTGATGAAGGAGGAGCGAGAGAATGACAAGAGCGGATCAGATCAGGGAGAAGGATGATGTACAGCTCGCGGACTGGATCTGCTCTGTGCAGCCAGACTGCGACAAATGTAAATTTTTGCAGTGCGGTCACTGCATGGTGGCGGAGTATGTGAAGGAGGAAGTCAATGAGCAGGCTAATCGACGCGGATGCGTTAAAGCAAAAATTCGATCCTGAACAGTGGAAGGACTGCGAATTCAGCCCCGAGGCGGTCCGGTACATAATCGACCAGACACCGACCGAGGGCAGCGGGATGTACGAATGTTTCCACTGCGGCGCCCGGGCGGTGATCTGGGACGGCGATTTCGATTTCTCGGATTACGGGTGTGGAGGAAACGGGATCGTACAGCAATGCCACTGTGAGAACTGCGGCGCGCAGATCACTTACTACATTGGCTTCAACGAGGAGGAATAGGGATGAGCGAAGAAGTGAGATTGATCGACGCAAATGAACTGCTCAGAAATATCGCAAAGCAAGCCTATCTAATATCGCACGATAACGGGATAAGTGTTGAGTACGGTATGAGCTGCTTCGGAATCCTGCAGTGTATAGCAGAGGCAAAAACGATTGACGCCCCGGAAAAGAAGAACGTAAAGGTCTACAGCAAGCTGGTCCGTGACAAAATCCCGGAGATCATCAAAGCTTCCGGAAAGATCTGCACGACGGAGATCCTGTCCAACGCGGATTATATCCGTGCGCTTGACGCAAAGCTGGATGAAGAGCTGGCAGAGTATCACAACAGCCACAACACGGAAGAGCTTGCTGACCTGCTGGAAGTGATCCGGGCGGTTTCCATAGCTAGGGGATGCTCACTGAACGAGTTGGAAAGGATCCGGGCAGAAAAGGTCAAGCAGCGCGGTGGATTCGAGAAGAAGATTCTTTTAAAGGAAGTAACGGAGGAATGAACATGACAGAACTGATTATCGCAATCGTTGGGGCCGGCATCACGCTGGCATTACTGACTCTGGGGAACAAACTGGACAACATAACGGTTGAACTGAGCCTGCTCCGCCAAATCGCGGAGAAATGCGGGATCGCATATATCGGGAGGACGCACCATGAGTAACTGGGAAATGATTCCGCCAGCCCATCAGACAGGATGGATCTGCCCGAAGTGCGGACGGGTGCTGGCACCATGGATGCCCGGGTGTAACTGTGCAGAAACCAGAACGGTGACGTATTCAACCGGAACAGCAACAAACCAAGGACCAAGCTGCCGTATGACCGGGGAGCCGTGCAGCAAGAGGAGGGACAAGCATGACGCTGAATGATTTTAACGAATGGATGCAGGACACGCAGCAGATTATCGTTAAAGCGCTGAACGAGTTTAAAGACGGGCATATCTCGGCGAATGAAGCCCAGATCTGCGAAGAATGCCCATTCGGGTATTTAGTGGCAAACGACAGTAGTGAATATCTGTTGGATGGATGCTTATTGAACGAATTGGCGCCATACCAATGGGGCCAGATCCGGATCAGTGAGAAGGTGAGTGAATGAACGGATACATCAACAAACAAGACGCGATAGATGTTGTCCAAATTCTACAGACCAAAATGTCAGAAAAAGGATCAAACACATTGGAATCTGTGATCAGCGCCATTACCGATATGGCTGAAGCAGATGTAATTCCTGTGGTGCATGGGCATTGGATTTTTAACGAAAGAGATCATGTGTTTTACTGCACGAACTGTAAAAACGGTTGCATACGCAATCACTATCCTTACTGCCATTGGTGCGGAGCAAAGATGGATGTACTGGGGGTGACGGAATGAGCAGATATATAGAAGCGGATCATCTGAAAAAATCTGTTGAAGGATTGCAAGATTGTTATAACGGGTTCTCGGACACTTATGACAAAGCGTGCATCATCGGTTTGATTGACGAAGAGCCGACAGTAGATGTTGTTCAGGTTGTCCGCTGCTCCGACTGCCGGTTCTCCTCAAACGACGCCGAATACTGCGACTATCACAGAACGCCGACAACGGAAAACCGTTTCTGCTCAGACGGGAGGAAACGCGCATGAAAGTGGTATTGCTTGACGAGGTTGAGCGGTTCTGCGAGGAGCATAACTTCTCAACCGTTGGCCTGTATCGGTTGCAGATGATCGCGGTTGACAACGACCAGGAAGGTTTAGAGAAGGCGTACATGGAAGGCTATGCTGCCTGTCATGACGCGGTGACGAAGGCAATGGCACAATCGAAACCGGAGGCGACAAAATATGCCAGCAATAAAGAACAAGCCAATGGATCCGAAGTCTGAGCGGACATCCGCAATCGGCAAGCGGATCACGGACATGAGGATGGAGCTGGGAATGACACAGCGCAAGCTCGGCACGGAAACGGACATAAACCGCGTATCGATCTTCATGTTTGAGTCCGGTAGATACATTCCGAATATGCAGCATACGATGGCATTAGCCGAAGCGCTTCAGACAACTCCCGTTTATATCCTGACAGGAAACGGTCCGCGCTGGAAGCAGAAGGATCCTCTGCCCTGGAAAACGCTGCAGCACTCGAACGGTCGTTTGTACTGTCCGTACTGTGGCAAGGGGAACGGGTACATGAAGCGCGAGCTGGAATGGAACGGACTGCCGTTACCGAATTACTGCGCGTGGTGTGGGAGAAAGATCGATGGAGAGTAACACTCGGAAAGACATCCGGCGCTTGCTGTGGCGCTGGGGAAGGGTCGCGGCAACCTGCGCTCGAAAGCAGAAGGAGCTGCGCGAGTACATGGATCTGATCGAGTCCGTATCGGATGTACATTCCTCCGCTTTAACCGGTATGCCTGGAGGAGGACAGATCTCTGACAAGACAGCACGGGCGGCAGAAAAGCTGATGTTCCTGGAGCAGCAGTACCAGGGCATGATCGACATCCTCTCAAAAGAGATCGAGCAGGAGCTGCGCTTCAAGGAAAGCATGGACAATCTGCTTCGCTGCGTTGAGGATCCAGCTCGGACCGTCATCGAGATGCGCTACAAATACTGCTGGTCGTTTATCAAGATCGCAAACGAGATCAGCTATTCCGAAGCCTCGATCAAGCGCTTGGAAGGAATTGCTATCAGCCTCATGGAGAAAAATATCAGAATCCGCAAAGATGATACGAAATGATACGATTTCCATGTTAATGTCGTATCGTGCATGAACGGGCAAGCGATCTGATTCATCACTAACACCTCCTTTCTTTTTGATAAGGACCTGCGAGAACGGGCAGGTCCTTTTGATTTGGTTTGATTTGGTTTGATTTGGCTACATGGCCCGTTAGCCTAACGAGAAGAGCCGCGCACAATCCTCCAGCGCGCCCGGTGCAACTCCGGAACGGGCCGCATCAACAGACGGTGTCCTCGACCGGAACGGAGGCCGATATGGGAAAGAGAAATCAGAGCGAATCCCAGCTCGCTAATTTAGAAAAGGGAACGCGGTTTCACGGGGAGATCGCGAGGAGAGCGCAAGAAAAATCAACGGAGGCGAAAAAGAAATACAGACCGTTGAAAGAGATCGCTAAAGAGAAGCTGGACGAGGATACATGGAATGAGATCCTAGCGTCTATGATTGAGAAGGCAAGACATGGGGATCCAAAGGCCTTTGAGCTTCTCAGAGATACGATTGGAGAGAAACCTTCCGACCGGCTTGAGCTTGCCGGTGAACAGGATCTGCAAGTGAATATCACGGTCCGGGATTGAAGGGGGGTGATCGGATGGAGAGCATCGACCTGACAATCTCACGGAAACAGGCAGAGTTTATCAACGCAGCAGAGTTTGAAGTATTGTACGGTGGTGCTGCGTAGCTGGCGGCGGCAAGAGTTACGGACAGCTCATTGACGCATATTTGTACGCGCTGAAGTACAGGAAAAGCAAGCAGCTCATTCTTCGCCGGACGTTTCCGGACCTTGAGAAATCGCTGATCCGCGTTTCCAGGGATCTGTATCGACCGGATCTGTGCGAATACAACGGATCAAAGCACACATATACATTCATCAATGGATCGATCATAGACTTCGGATACATCAACAACGAAGCGGACGTATATCAGTATCAGTCCGCTGAGTATGACGTGATCCGGTTCGACGAGCTGACGCACTTCACGGAATTCCAGTACACCTATCTGATCAGCCGGTGCAGAGGCGCGAACGATTATCCGAAGCAGATCAAATCGTCAACGAATCCAGGGAATATCGGTCACGGATGGGTGCGCGCACGGTTCATAGATGCAGCGCCGCCCAACACGACGATAGAAACGTCAACGGGAACGAGGCGGTTTATACCGGCAAAGGTACAGGACAACAGGTTTCTGATGGAGTCGGATCCTGAATACATCCAGCGCTTGCAGAATCTTCCGGAGGAGGAACAGAAGGCGCTGCTGTACGGGAGCTGGGATGTATTCAAGGGCCAATACTTCTCAGAGTTTGCGAGGGAGAGGCACGTCATACGTCCTTTCGAGATCCCTTCCGACTGGAAAAGGGCGAGGTCAATCGACTGGGGATTCAACGATCCTTGCGCTATCTTCTGGTATGCAATAGATCCGGAGGGCCGGGTCTTTGTATATCGTGAGCTAACGCTTCGCGAAACACTTGCGAGGGATGTCGCTGGAAAGATAGTCGAGCTGACAGGGAAGGAGCGAATATCGTACACGGTAGCCTCTCCGGATATGTGGCAGCGACGCGGTCATTCGTCAATGGACGGTGAAAGTATCGCTGAAACTTTCGCGCGGCACGGATGCCCGTTGAACCGCGCTGACAATAACAGGGTGATCGGATGGAACAGGGTCAGGGGATTCCTGGCAGACGCGCCGGACGGAAAGCCGAACATACAGATCTTCGAGAATTGTCTGGAGCTGATCCGGACCATTCCGCTGATGATCTATGACGAGCATAACGTCGAGGACGTAGCGGACGGACTTCCGGATCATTGGTGCGAATCTCTCCGGTATTTCTGCATGAGCAGACCGGAGCCGAACCATCCGAAACCGAAACGGGATCCGATTCCCTACAGTCCGTTTGAAACGGGCAAGCGCCGCGCGAGCGGCTTTTTTGAAATCTAAGGAGAAACGCTATGGCAGAAACACAGCAGGAACAGATCGGAAAGCTGAAAGGTGACGAGTTCGTATCGAAAGCGTATACGTTGTTCGAGGAGTTCAAATCCGCATACGAAAGCGAGTGGTCGCGGCTGGAACAGAACGACCGGTTCTATCTCGGTCAGCATTGGGATGATATGCAGGTCACCGATTCAGAGCTGGCAAAGCCGATGACACCCGTCATCAACTCAACGGTCGAGAATCTCAAGGCAGATCTTGCGGACAACTTTCCACAGGCAATCGTTCAGCCTGAAGCGCCGGAGGACCAGGTCATTGCAGACATTGTCGGTGCGCTGATCCGGCAGAATCACGATTCTTCAAACTACAGGCGCGAGTACATGATGTACGTCCATGACATTCTTGTCGGAGGATATGGCGTACAGGAAGTGGGATACGATGCAACGGCGAACCGGAATATCGGCGCGGCGTTCATTCGCTATGTCAACTCTCACAACATTCTGTTCGATCCGCAGGTCACGGACTTCCAGCTCGGACGAGGCGTGTTCAAGATCATGCCTCAGACGCTGACGTATTTGGAGAGCCGGTATCCGGATTATGCCGGGAAGTTCGCGCAGGATACATTCAGTCTGAAAGAGGACAACGAGCTGACGTACGATCAGACGAAATCGATCCTCATGATTGAGTTCTGGTTCAAGGAATGGATCGAGGAAGGAGATACCGGGCATTGGGCCGTACACATGGCTCAGATGGCAGGGCGGCAGCTTCTGGCAGACAGCAGGGAGGAGAAGCCGGAAGGATACTTCAGCATGGGCGAGTATCCATTCATCATCACGCCGCTGTTCAGAAGAAAGAATAGCTGCCTCGGCTATGGTATTCCGGACCTGTTCGGAGATACGCAGAAATACTCGGACAAGCTGGATCAGATCGTGTTGAAGAACGCGGCGCTTTCCGCTCACAACAAGCTGCTGAACGGCAAGGGATCCGGATTTGATACCTGGGACCTGCAGGACTGGTCCAAGGACGTACACGAAGGGAACGATCCTTCGCTTGTTACATGGATGCAGACACCGCCGCTGCCTAACTACATTATCGCTGAGTCCGGCGCTATGCGGCAGACGATCAAGGAGGAAAGCGGCGCGAACGACTTCAGCCGGGGGAATACCGCGTCCGGCGTTACAGCCGCGTCCGCGATTGCCGCGCTTCAGGAGATGTCATCGAAGCGCAGCCGGATGATCGCTATGGCGATATGGGAGGACTATAAGACGTGCGTCCGGTATGAGATTGAATTCGAGCGCGAGTTCAACGTCCTGCCGCGCGAGGTCCTTCTGACGGTGAACGGACAGCAGGTAACTGCGACGTTCGAGTCCGCGATCATGGAACGGCAGAGCGCGTTCGGAAATGGCGAGATACCGATAGAGTTTATGATCTCGATCAAGGTTGAGCGTGAGAACAAGTTCACAACGACAGCACACAACGAGCTGGTTCTTCAGATGGTCCAGCTCGGCGTACTCACTCCGGCCCAGGCGCTTGAGCTGATGGTATTCGAGGGCAAGGAACAGATGCTTTCGAGGACCGTGCAGCAGGGGCCTTCTCCGGAAGAGCTGGCAATGATGCAAGCGCAGGAACAACAGGCCGCGCTTGATCAGCAGATAGCGAATCTTCCGCAGCCGATGGGCGGCGCTAATGCGGTTGATATATCAGGGTCCGCGCCTGTGACGGCGGTTCAATAATCGGAGGATAACATGGAAGAAACGGTCGAAACTCCGGCTCCGGCAAACGTATTTGCTTTCGGTCCGGAAGAATCCGCTCCTGTCGACGAGGGGCAAGCGGCTGATCCTGTGGGCGAAGAAGCACAGGAAACCGACGGACAAACGGCTGAAGCTGAGGAATCAGCAGAAGGGGTCAGCGCCCAGTTCACGGATCAGGAACAGGTCAACAGGGCGATCGGATTGGAGAAGCACCGAATTCGCGAACAGGCGCGGCAGGAGTACGAAAGGAAACTGGCTGATGATCCTGTCCGGCAACTGGGGCAGCTCATGATGGACGACCTTGTAACCAACAAGGGATTATCTCAGCAGGAGGCGATCAAAGAAGCGACCGACAACCTGCTGAAAGCCATAGCCAAGCGTGATGGCGTTTCCGTAGGCGTGGCGAGGAAGTTATACGGCAAGGAAGTCAAACAGGAAGTCCAGGAGGCTCAATCGGACATTGAGAAGATTGCAGCCGAGGTCATGGCAGCGCCTAAACCGAATGGGTTTGACGCGCAGACAGCATACCAGGACAAGGCCTTCCTGGATCTGCTGCAGCAGTATCCGGCAGAAGCCGCGATACGAATCTATGCAGCAGAGAACCGCGCGAACAATGCCGGTCAGGATCTATCCGAAAAGCTGCGGACAAGGCAGTCAATCCCTCAGTCTACCAGACCGCAGCAGAGTGTGAAGCCTGTCACCGACTGGACGCAGGTCAGCACGGATGACTTCATGGCTGAGAAAGCGAGGCGCCAGAAATTGAGATGAAAGGATAAAAGATAGAATGGCTACGAATACTACTATCAGCACCGCAGCAACCACCTATCTTAATAAGACTTATTACGATAGGAACCTGCTCGAAAACGCAAAGACAAAGTTTGTCCATGCTCTGTATGGACAGAAGCGTCACATTCCCAAGAACAACGGCAAGACGGTTGAATTCCGTCGCTGGACGCTGTTCGATCCCAAACTGGTCACTCCGGGCCTTACCGAAGGCGTAACTCCGGCAGGGCAGGATCTGGCTCAGAGCAACGTAACCGCGACCGTCAAACAGTACGGCGCGTACGTTGAAGTGTCTGATCTGCTCAAGACCAGCTCCTATGACGATGTCATGGAAGGCGCTACCGATATGCTGGGTGAGCAGGTCGGAACCGCGATTGAGTGGGTCACCCGTGACGAGATGTGCAGCGGAACCAACGTCCAGTACGCTGGATCCAACACCGCCCGTCTGACCATTGCGGCTACGGACAAGCTCACGACCACCGAATTCCGGCGCGCGGTCCGCACTCTGAAGAAGAAGAAGGCCAAGCCTTTCAACCGTCAGGGCGGCAGGGATCATTACATTGCGATCTGCTCTCCGGACAGCGTGTTCGACCTTCAGAGCGATTCCGTGTGGCAGAACGTCAGCCAGTACAGCAATGCTGAGCAGATCTATTCCGGCGAGATCGGACGGATCTTTGGCGTTGTTGTGGTTGAGTCCACCGAAGCGAAGGTATACAAACAGGCCGTACTCAATGCGGTCAACGCGAATACTTCTTCCAGCACCGACTTCGTGCTGAAGAACGATCCGACCGATGAAGAGGTTGCGTATCTCTCCACCGGTGGCAACAAGATCAAGATCGGATCCACCGAGTACACGCTCGCTTCTTCCAGCTCCTACACCCCGGCAACCAAGACCGTCAAGCTGTCCGCAGCTGTTTCCCTGTCCGCGAACGACATTGTCTATTCTGAGGATGCTGGCGCGATTGACGCGTCCACGAAGGCCGGTACGGATGTCCAGGCTACGCTGGTGTTCGGTCGTGACGCTTACGGCGTTATCGATATTGAAGGCGGCGGCAACCTGCATACCATCATCAAGCAGCCGGGATCCGCTGGTACGGCTGATCCGCTCGATCAGCGCTGCACCGTTGCGGCGAAGGTTGACGCGTATACCGCCAAGATTCTCAACGACGACTGGATTGTCAGAATTGAGCATGGCGCGACTGCTGCCTAACTGATTTAGGCGTTCATTCAGGGGAGGCTTAACCGCCTCCCCAATTTAGTCTAGTAAATGGAGGATAACAATTTATATGGCAAGCAAGAAAAAAGAACCTGTTGTGTCTGAAAGCAGCTTTCGCGAGATAGAGAACAATACCAGGGCAAGAATAGCCGCGGCTCCGAAGGTCATGGTGTTTATCGCTCCGGATCCTCAGAATCCGATGTGGCGCGGCACGATCAACGGCGTGGACTACAAGTTTCCGCGCGGTGAGATGATCGAAGTACCGGAACCGCTCGCGAAGCTGATCGAGAATTCCACGCGGATGCAGAGAATCAAGGCGCAGCACGAAAAGGCGCTTGAGGACCATATCAATCTCGGAAGTATGTAATGGGGTGATTGTATGACGTTAATATCGATCATTACTCAGGCGCTGACCACAATCGGCAGGTCAACTGACGCGCAGAGCATGGAGTCATGGAAAGACAAGTTCACGATCTTTGCAAACGACGGATCGCGTGACGTTGCGAAATTCCTCCAGCTCCGCAAGACGGAAACGATCACAGCGGAGGATAAGCAGATCGATATTAACGACCTGTCAGATACCTGCATCAAGGTATGCGCTGTCCGGGTGAACGGCAGCGATACCGATTTCGTACAGGGCGACGATTCCGATCATATCAATGTCGGCGCTGACGGGGATGTAACCGTTGAATACAGATACCTTCCGCATGACATGGCAGAAGATATTGATGAGCCGGGAATCCCTCCGTATCTGCATCACCTGCTTGTTCCGTACGTTGTATATAGGGAACACATGACAGCGGATCCGACCATGCAGCGCCGGTCAGACCTGTTCTGGCAGACGTATTACCAGGGCCTGATGGACGCGAAGAAGAATCAGGGCGAGGTTAACACATACCAGCTCAAGAATACGGGGTGGTTCTAAATGAGCATCCAGCGCTATTCGATAGACGCGTTCCTGGGGATCGATCAGAATTTGACGGAGAACCGGCTCAATCCTGGATTCACGACAGACTGCGCGAACATGGATACGGAGGACGGTAACTTAACCGTCGGCATGGGATACGCCAAGCACATTGAAACGAAGGTTCCGGGAACCGGCACGATATGGAGGATGTACCATTGGCACACGCTGGACAAGAACCTGTTCGTCGTTTGTGCAGGGGATTACATCTATGCATGGAACGGCTCGGCATGGACGCAGATCTTTGACTATACGTCCATCCTCCCGTCCAATACGCACATCACGTCAACCAAGTGGGATTTTACGGAGTGCAGGATCGGCTCGGACGACTATCTGCTCATAGCGAACGGAGAAACGCAGATCGTCAAGTGGAAAGGCACGGGAACCGCGGCGGCGTTCGGATCCGGACAGTACGTCTTTGAAGGCACGGTTGCGAGCGTCACATACAACGCGACAAAGGCAACGGCAGCGTCATATACGGAGTCCGGAACGGTCGGCACATTCTCTCTGACCATGCCAGCCGGTTGGAGCTATTCGGCAAACGCGAAGGTTGCTTTCAAGGCCCCGTGCGATATAGGCCTGATCACGTCGCTCAAGGTAACGGTTGGCGGCAATACGCACACGCTGGACTATGTTCCGATGATTGCGTCCGGTGACATGGTCGTGATAGAGCTGCTCACAACGACAACGGCGACTGCCGGTGACGAGCTGGAGGACGCGCTGTACGGGATCGAGAAGATCACGCTGAACACGGCGCTCACAGCGGACCAGGCCGCACGGTGCGAAGTGGCAGGGATCTATATCAACGAGGACCTTCTGCTGGAGGTCGCGTCGATTGACGGAACGAAGAAGATCCTGACGCTGGAGGAGATCTGCCAGGACGAGATAACGGTTTCTCAGACTGCAAAGGTCAGGGGCGGCATATCGAATATCCCTGTCAACTACATGGAGATATTCGTCAGCCGCCTGTTCTCTGCCGGTGACGCGAGCAATCCGTCGCGCCTGTACTGGAGCCAGCCTCCTGGCGACGTGCGGACGATAGAGGACTGGAGCATGGACATTGCTTCGGACCAAACCGGCGGCGGTTTCGTTGACGTTGGGAATGTCAACAGCGATCCGATTGTGGCGATCTGTTCATTGTCGAACCAGCTCGTCATCATCAAGGAATCGTCCGTTTTCCGTCTGCTCGGCGACAGGCCGAACAACTTCCGCGTCCAGCAGATCAACAAGGACACGGAGCGGACCGTCAATACGTCATTGATCACGAACGGCGATATTCCGTACTGGATGACGCGGAACGGGATCTATTACCATGACGGGCAGACCGCACATCTCATGCCGAACGCGAGGCAGATCCACAAGATCCTTGAAAGCGTTGACATATCGAGCTGCAAGGCTTGCGAGAACAAGGAGCGATTGTACTTCACCTGCAAGGCAGGGAACGGATCGTATGACGATTCGATTATTGTCTATGATATGCGGCAGCGGACCTACATGATCCGGAACGGGTTCAATGTTGCGGATATATGCGCGTACGACGGTGTACTGTACATGATCAATGACAACCGTTATGTGTACCGCTGGGATAAGGACGCGCACGACTATGACGGGGATCAGATCGATGCATACTGGTACACGCCGTACTCGGACCTGGGCGCGAAGAGCGTGACAAAGACTCCATTCATCCTGTATTTCCGCGGCGAAGGCGGTTTCATGGTTATGGACGTGATTCGTGGAAATATGAAGGAGCAGGTCGTTCGTCCGATGTCAGCGAGTGTTGGCGACATTATCCGCGCAGACATTCACAAGGACAAGTGCAGGGCGTTCCAGCTCAAGATACAGAATCAGGCCGGATCATGGTTCCGGATCTACGGCGGCCTCGAAATGGGTTACGAAATGGAGGATGACGGGAATGGCTGAGATCAGCTCAATGAGTCCGATTTACTTCGCGCGCAAGCAGCAGGAAGAGATGTCCGACGAGGATTATGATGCGAGTATCGCGCATAACGAGAACCTACTGAACGAAAACTTTAAGACATTGTTCGACTGGATGAGCGATATAGCCTCGGCGGTCGCAACGATGCAGACGAAATGAGGTGAGATAATGGCAGAGGCAACAGTAAATTCTTTGCCAGAATCGTATCAAAAGTATTATAACGATTTGACCGCCCAGCTATTGTCCACCCTGGGTACGGGTGGGGCCGATGCCCTGCAGGGGTATATTGATCAATTTACCGGCTCCGCGAAAAAGGACTATGGTGTAAATGGCGTTGTAGATCAGAACACCTATAACAACTACTACAACACATCCCTGACCGATCAGCAGAAGGCGCTGGGCCTGAGCGGACCTGTCACGCAGGAAACGTACGACAAATACTACAATCAGTACCTTGCCGATCAGAAGAAGCAGCTCGGCGTTACCGGACCGGTTACGTCTGATACCTACAACAAATACTACAACCAGTATTTGACTGAGCAGCAGAAGGCAGCCGGACTGAACGGGCCGGTCACAGCGGATGCTTATAACAAGTATTATGACGACCTGTCCGCGAAACTCCTCTCGCAGATCGGCACGATTGACTACACGCCGCAGTCAAGCGGTACGATCAAGAACGCGCTGCAGCGAGTGATACGGCCTTCGTATGACAGGACGGTTCAGAGCCGGAAAGAGGCGACAAAGGCGAACCGTGCGGCGATTGATGCGGATGCGGCTTCGAGAGGCATTGGTGCAAGCACATGGGTGACGGACGCGAAACAGCGGCAGAACAGCGCTGAAGCACGGGATATTGCGAATATCAATTCGGAATACAACTCCGCGCTTTACTCGGCGCTGATGAACCGGCTGGCTCAGCAGGATCAGCTCTCGCAGAACGCGCAGTCGATGAATATGCAAGCGCGGAACAATGCGCTCGGACAGGCAATGTCCGGAGCCGGGAGCCTGTACAGCGCAGATCTCAGCAAGTACAACCAGGCGCTTTCCGCAGCTCTGCAACAGGCTCAGACGATGTACGGCGCGGATCGCGACGCGTACAATGCGGCGCTGGCGAACGCTCTCCAGATCGCGAGCAATATGTACAGCGCGGATCTCGGCAAGCAGAATACTGCTCTGTCCAATGCTCTGACGAGTGCAGGAAATCTGTACAACGCAGATCTGACGAAGCAGAACAATGCTCTGAACGCCGCGTACAACATGGCACAGGGCCTGTACAGCACGGATGCAAATCAGAGATCCCAGGCGGCGAGCAACGCACTCCAGGCGGCATGGAATATGTATCAGCAGGATCTTGCAAAAGCAGCCGGATCCGGAGGCGGTGGAGGCGGCAGAGGTTCCGGCAGCGGAAACGACAACGATCAAGTGGATGAAAATTACGGAGCTGGAGATGAAACTGCAACCAACCTCAATGGCGCTGTAAACAAGAGTGGCGACAAAGCAAATCAGACAAGCCAGGAAAAGGCGATTAGCAGCAGCACACAGGCCGTCAACACTTATAATCAGCAACAGACCGCAAAAGCGGCGGCTACCGGAACAACCGCGAATACAGCAGGTGGACAGAACGCCAACAAGGTAAACAACACAACCTCCGCAAAGGAGAACAAATCAAAGTCCGCGAATGATACGACAAAAACGTATACGCAGATAAAGATGACGAAATAACGACAACTGAATCGGCAAATGGAGGAAGGTGAAAGCCTTCCTCCTGTTTCCAGGTTAAGGCGAATGTTCATTCATTCGCCTTTTCTCGATAGAAAGGCTACAGCATGGCAAATATTATCAATCAGGGCAAGAAAAATAAGGTTGTACGGGAACAGCCGAAAGTAAGCCAACCGCAGCAGATCAATACGACTCCTCAGTATAACCGCGTTAATAGAGGCTCAACAGGTAATGGATATAAAATGTCTGCTGATACCTATGATCGGTATGAGCAGGATTATTCTACCTGGAAGCAAACCGGACAGCACACAGCGGATTTTGATACATGGAACAATCAGGACGATCTGAATGTTTGGAAAAGCATCCGCAACGGGAAATACCAAGCTGCCAAGGTTGGAAGCGACATATACTACCTTGACAATGATTCATATAAAAAGTACGGACGGGATTATGATACATGGTCCAAAACCGGCAGCCATTCGGATGATTATATAAAGTGGGGCAACAACGACGGCGCGACAGCTTTCCGGTATATCCGCGACGACCAGAACGGATACGGTGGCCTCAATAATCTGAAAGTATCCCTCGACGACGAGCTGACACAGGCGGTCCGGGATCTGTACCAGTCGCAATGGGGAGATAAATACTATTATGACATGACGGATCCGGATGACGTGGCGGCTATGGCCTCCGGCGGTATGCCTTCCTACCTTAGGAAGAAGTACAAGGCGAAGGATCCGGTTGACAGGTATCTGCTGGAGCAGGGCCTTCCGTATTCCTCACTTTTCAGCGATATGTACTCGGAGGCGTGGCAGAACCGGAGCGAGAAGCAGCAGAAGCGGCAGAAGATCTACGAATCAGCGTTCGGAGATATGGCAACGTATCAGAACGGGATCAACGGCCTCCGGAAGTCCATGTACGATGGGATGTCATTCGAGGATGCGCTGGCAAGCGGAGATTATGACGCGCTCGGAGATTACTATGACGCGAAATTCGGCAAGGTAGACGAGAACGATACTGCCGGAGAAAAGTATTTCAAATCAAAGAAAACCGCGCTGGATCCCGTATACGATAAGGCGTACGAGGCCATGATGCGTGGCGAAGTGCCTGATGATGAATTCTTTGATCAGTACAAGGAATCATCCTGGAAGAGCTATCTGAAACAGAAGCAGAAATGGAATGAGGATACATTCCAGGATGTATACGAGGCACGGGAAGTCCAGCAAGCGCAGGAATTCCTCCAGAATGACACGGTTCACAATTCCAATTTCAACATAGAAACACTCAGGCCTGTCACTAAGGATAAGTGGAGAGAAGCCGGATACAGAGTAAGCGGCGACTCTATGCTTCATCCTGTTGTCGTTACGAATAAAGACAAATCAAAAGCAATCGTTATAAATCCGGTACTGGCAGACGGAACGATTATTCCTCAAAAGGATCTTCAAGCATACGCGAACGATTACTTTGGAGAAGGCGGTATCCTAGGCGGCTTCTTTGATACAAGAGGCGACGATCCCAACAGGGCGATCATTGCAGAGTTTGATTCTAAGCGTGAAGCAGACGAGTACGCAAAACAGGTTGAATCTGCCGTTGACGTTCTGTATCAGACGCTTGGAGAAGAAGTAAACCGTGCCGGAGAGATGGCGAATCAACAGTACGAACAGGCTGTTGAAACGCTGGAGAAGGCACTTGAAAGCGGAGATATTGATCAGATCCGCGCGGCGCTGGAACCGGTAGGCCTTGCTGATTATGCAGAGGCAGAGCTGGCAGACTATCAGAAAACGCAGATCAACGCGTACAACGATAGGATTCGCGAACTTACGCAGCAGATGCGGACCGCAGGTTCTTCTGAGGAACGATCGGAGCTGAAGAAGGAGAAGGAGCGGCTCATAAGTGAGCGCGACAAGATCCAGGCAGATTTCCGCGAGCTGAACGAGAAGGAACTGTTCCAGTCGTTGATGGACGTTGACACGTCACAGATCCCTCCGGAGTATCAGCAGATCATTGACACGGCGTTCGACGAACGCGACGCAGCGACAGAGAGGATCCAGGAGATCGACACGATCCTCGCACGGATCAACGAGAACGCGCACGGGAACCGGAATTATGTAGACGACGAGATCCGGTCGCTTGGATATAACAATGTATTCGATGCAATACAAGGCCTAAACGCTGAGAAGAGCCAGCTTGATTTCCAGCTCCGGTCGTTTGAGCGTGAAGCAACGGAAACGGAAGAGGCGGCAATGAACCGCGCTGCTCTGACGCTGGACGAGGCAAAAGCTGTCCAGACGGTGCGCGGATATATGGGCCGGATCGAACCGACTGATGCGATCATTCCGGTTGACGATCTTACAGGATATACAACGGCATATCGCGGAAAGTATGCGGCATTTACCGGGCAGGAATTCCACAATAAAGGATACAACGCAGACAGGATGGAGGAGCTTGCCGGTTTTGCGAAGCCGGAAGAGGTCGCCGTACTGAATGGCTTGATAGCATCCGGAGCCAGTCGGTCTGAGATCAAGGAATACATGGACTCCCTGGAGGACATCTGCCAGATCCGGAGAATCGGCAAACAGGCAGATACAACGGCAAACTTTGCCGCTGACAATCCGGTGCTTGCGTCCGCTGCTTCTGTGCCGACAAACCTTGCTGCCGGGCTTGAAGGGCCGACGCAGTTAATCGGCAGCGTTCTTACGGGGCAGAATTCGATTGATATTATCGATAACTCGCAGATGACGCGGCTAACAACCGGGATCCGCGAACAGGTTTCTGAGGACATTGTAAGACGGAACACGGAGGACTCGATCATTCCAGGCAAAACAGCCGGTGAGGTTTGGTCGTATCTGTACCAGATCGGAATGAGCATGGCAGACTCTGCTGCTCATGCTCCGCTTGGGAATGTAGGCCTTGCGCTCATGGGCGGTTCCGCAATGTCAACGACATTGATCGATCAGCTTGAGAGTGGAGCAAGCATCCGTCAGGCATACGCACTCGCGGCAATCAGCGGAACGGCTGAAATCCTGACTGAGAAATACTCTCTTGAAAATCTCGTCGATATAGCTGAAGGAAGGGCCGCCATATCGTTTGGTGAATGGGCGGTTAATGTTCTGAAGCAGTCAGGAATTGAAGCATCTGAAGAAATGGCCTCCGAGGTCCTCAACATGATCGGCGAGGCGCTTGTCAGAGGCGACGAGTACGGGATCAAACGGGAAATTGCTGATTATATGGATCAGCATGAAGGCGTATCCGAAGCTGGAGCAGCGGCAACTGTGATCGCCCTTCGTGTAGGCGAAGCTGGATTCGGAGGCGCGCTTTCCGGCGGTCTGATGGGCGGTGGTGCTTCTGCCGCGAATACTCTGATTGACATTGCTATGACTCCTGGCGGCATCGAAACAATCAGATCCGCGAGGCAGGTATCCGACGCGCTGGATGAAGCAGGACTAAGCGCTCAGTCTGTATTCAAGATTGAATCTGACATCATGAACTCCGGAATGAGCGAGGACATGGTCAACAGCGCAAACATCCTGCTTGACAAGATGCGTGAGCGCCCGGAAGTAATTGCAACGCAGAAGGGGCAGGATCAGCTTAGAGCGTTCTCTGAGTATTTTGAAAACCTTGCCAATGCTGAACAGGTGTTTGCCGCCAAATCGAACCGCGAGGACCAGGAGCTTCTCAACAGAGGCGAAGCGGCAAGCCGGAGGCTCAGCGGCCTGTATCAGGACATCCTTGATGCACAGTTGAAGGCGAAGGACGATCAAAGCAAAGGAGATAATAACGCCCATCAGAAGGCAATGCAGAAAGCCTCTGATCTGATCAAGGATTATCTGAATCGCGGTATTCCTGAATATGACGCGGAAATGAGTACCATTGATGCGCGTCAGCAGGAGCTTGATGCAAAGAGAGCGCAGCACGAAGCGGACAAGCAGAATAAGACTTGCGACTTCCTGTCAAAAACTCTTGACGAGATCACGCAGACAACGGCAGAGGTTGACGCTGAGATTGAAGCGGAGAACGCGGCAATCGAAAGAGAACAGCTCGCAACAGCCGAGGCGAATAGTCTTGTTGATGATTTCATCCGGATGAACGCCGAGTATGACGAAGCAACGCGGAACAACGACACGGAGAAACAGGAAGAGATCCGCGCTGAGATGGACGGATACCGGCAGCGGTACGGTGATGATGTAATTGCTGAAGTAATTGAGCGCACAGCGCCCAACAACGGAGAGCAGGACATTCAGCCGCTTCAGCTCGAAGAGAACGGTCAGCCGGTTGACGCGTTCCAGCAGACGATGGACGAGGCGGTCAATTCGGAACAGGTTGAAACAGATTATGATCCGCTTGATGGTGTTTCTCGTTCAGCCGTTGACAAAATTCTGAATGAAAATGAACGGGTAGAGGCTCTGAAAAATTCCGGTGTAAACATTGAAGAAGTGCGGACCAAACTGGAAGGTGCAGTTTCTGAGATGGTTCATAACTTTGGGATATCGGAAGAAGAATTAACTCCGGAAGTTGTTTCTGAAATTGACAGAACAATCCAGGATGTACTTACCGGGAACATTGTAGATTCTATTACGTTTGACGTTCCGCAACGGCTAAAACACGCTTTTCTAAATTCGTATACCGTAACAGGGAACGGAACTGGTACTGTTTATAATGATGAACAGATACAAGAGCTAAAAAGTAAGATCCGGGGATTTAGAATACGCTATAAATGGACGAGAGCTAACGGTAACGAGCAGAGAGTTGTTCCGAATGATATGAGGCTTCGTGCATTTGGGCAGGGTATCAGGTTTGTAAATAAAAACTACGATACTACGCTTGACGAGTTGTATAATTGGTTAGCGTCTGAATGGGGTGAATCATTATTCCCGGAAGCGTTCAGCTCTGAAGATCAGCTAGAGCATCTTATTAGTTTTCTAAAAAACAATAAGGTTTCCGAAGGTGCAATTACACTTGGAGAATGGTTGAATTCCCAAACGGCAATGATGGAAGGCGTTGGGGAGTATCATGTAGACGAAGCTATTACTGAAATACTTCTGAATCTGCTTAATGATGTTAGTCCATATCTTGATGAGAGATCAAAACTGGAGGATAGAAAAAATGCTAGACGACATTCTTCCAAAGCCGAACAAATTCAGTCAAATCTTGAATCGGAAGTTTCAAGAGGCCAGGGAGCAGAAGAAAAATTCTATGGCGACATCGTCGGAGCCGCAGGAACCGAAGCCAATGACGTTTCTTCACTACGACGAGCAGGGGAACCCGTACCTTTCGACCAGCGCAATGGAGCAGGGGATCAAGGACGATCCGGAGCTGAATCGGAGGTTCAAAGAAATGTACGAGAATTCGCAGAAAATGCGCGACAAAGAGCAGATGAAAGCGGAACCGATCTCGGCAGAATCAACGATTGGGATGGCAAATCGAATTGGGAGCTTGACCGAGCAGCCGTTGACGCAAATCGAGAAATCAGCGCCGCAGGAAGATCAGAACAGCTCCAGTCAGGAGATCTGAGAGGAAGATCGTCTGACAACGTAGGCCAAGCAACCCGTAATAATATGACAGCAGCAGAAGCTTTGTCCGGCATTGATCAGACAAAGCTTTTTGATAACCTTAAAAACCTTGTTGGCCTGTCATTGGATGGGATTACTCCGGCAGATAAATCCGGATCATTCGTGCGGTTCATGAACGGTGACATCATGGAGATTTTCGCAAAACTTCATGAGGACGCTCACCGCGTAAAGGAATTCCGTGATGCGGTTGACCGGATCATGATGAACCTGGACGAAGAGGAGCGGAACCGGATCTATCGTGGATACGCGATGGCGCGCGGAATGAAAGCGGATGGCCTCACATACGATGGAACAACCAGACTCGCTGAGGAATTCCAATGTGATGTTATCGGAGCGTACGGACTATACAAGATCGCGGACAGCTCTGCCGGTTGGGTCCGGATTTTCTACGGTAAAGCGCAGGACCTGACGGACGCGGATCTTGAGAATCTGACAAAAACATCCTCGCTGTTTGCTCCGGTTGGGAATGTGCTGAACGGGCAAAAGCGTGAAGCTGATGGAACGCCCAGCGTCGGAGCAACTTCGAGGTTTTCATTAACAAGAGATGAATCTGTTAATGTTCCGATTGATGACATACGGAATGTAACAAGGTATCAAAATGAGGTATCTGCTACATTAGACGGAACAATGCCATCATGGCAGACGGTTCTTGTTGGCGCTCCGAATGAGCTTCTTGCAGAGTATATGGGGTCAGAGAATCCTCTCTATATTCCTCAGAAAATCGTAAAAAAGATTGCTGCTGGCAAGCACGCTCTTGGTAAAGAATTTACCATGAACCTGATAGATTTGCTGAAGGATCCGCTTGCTATTACTGGGAATACGGCTGATCATGCTGACATAGAACAAAAAACGGGCATGAGGAGCATTGTTGTATGGACAGAGGCATACAACGCAGCCGGAAATCCAATTATAGTTCCAATTCGGATAGATGTATCTAATGGAGGAGATTCCGGATATAGCAATATAATCACCAGCATTTTTGATCTGCAAAGCGATTCATACTATGAGGATCTTATTCGAGATGGGAATGTTTTATACACAAGAGATAATGAAAACATTCGCGACCTGTTGTCACAATGGCGACATATGCCAGAGTCCCACAGGGCGAATGTCTCTGTAAATAATATAGTTCCCGGATTCAATGATGTCAAGGTTGACTTCTATGGTGGCGTTAGATCTTCTACAGAACAAAACGCAGAAAATCGAACGCTGATTGACGAAGCTGTCAATCCGACGCAAGATCAGCAGACGCAAACAACGGGGCAGGATTGGAACGTCGAAACACAGGACGAGGTTAATCCGCAGTCCGCTCCGGAAGAGGAACTCAAAGCAAACGGCATTGAAACCAACGCGGACGGGTCAATGGATCAAGAGAACGAAACAAAGTTTTCGATCCGGTTTGATACCGACTACATGGACAAGGCCGATGCAGCCAATGCAAAGACGGAGAATGTTGACGATTCCGTCATGGAAACCGCAAGGGATCAGCGCAAAATAATTGCTGATTACATGACGAAGAACCGGGAACGACTGAACCTTCCGGAGGATATCGAAGGGAATACGTTCGTAGGAAACGCGTCGTATGGATTGTCCGGAGAGCTTTCGACGGTATGCGTCCGCAGCGTAATGGCTGACGAGTTTGTTGACGCAGTATCTGAAGCGGTCGGCAGGCCGCTCACGGTTGAGGAGGCGGTATTCGCCAGTCAGGAGGCCGCATCCTACGTCCGTAATCCGCAATGCATTTACTGCTATGTTGCGATGGATCGTGCCGCGTATCGTGAATTCCTCCTCGATTACATTCACCAGCGCGATGACATTATCGGTCAGATGGTGAACGGAACAGAGAAGGACAACCTGGACGATCTGTACAAGCAATTCCTCGGCGGCAGGAAAGACACCAAGCAGATGAAGAACCGCTTCAATATGTGGGCAGATGCGGTTCGTAAAATGTCTGAGCTGATCACGGAGGCAGACCTTGCCTCTGAAGCTGCGATGGATGAGGCGATTGCCAGAAATCCTGAGCTTGCCCAGCAGATCGCTGACGCAAAACGGTACGCTCAGTCCGCATCCTGGGCAAAGAAGCGGCTGGCATACAGGGCGTACAACAATAGTATTCTGTCATGGCCTGATAGCAGAGTGAAATCTCTGAACAAGGCCTTCGGTTTGCGGATGTATTCGTTCTCTGATTATTCTCCGGCATTCGTACTTGAGAATATGCAGATGATCACGGACGCTGCCGTAAAAGGCCTGAAGGTTCTTGCGTATACAAAGGATCTCGATTTCGTGAAGATCTTTGCCGGTACGGGCGCGAACATCAATATCTCCGTATTCGGTTATATGCAGAACGGGATCATAGCAGAGGATGCTATGCAGGGCGCTCCGTGGGCAGAAGCGCAACAGCTCCGCGAGATGTATCCGAATGTAGGTTGTACGTTCGTTGCGACGAATGACGCGCTTGTCAGATGGGCATTGGCTCAGGACTGGATCGATGTAGTCATTCCATTCCATCTTGTGAGAACCGGCGAAACTGTCGCTGAAATGATGAACTACCTGAACTACACCAGGGAAACAAGCGACAAGAAAACGCCGGAGTGGAGGAAGGGAATTGATCCGAAGGAGATCTATCCGACTGTTCACAACAATAACAAGGAACAGTATCTGCAAGCGCTGAAAGAAGCACACCTTACGCCAAGGTTCGAGCGGTTCCTGGATGATCCGAACTACATGAAGCTGGTCAATGAAACCAGACGGTCCGCGGAAGATACATTCCCGGTTCAGCCTGTGTTCAACACCGGAGCGGCCTTCCAGTCGCTGAACAAGATGATGAAGGAAGGCGGCTACGTCCAGCACGTCGGTGGATCCATTGAGGAGATGCGGAACATCGCCAACGAAACCGCTGAAAAGATCAATAATGGCGGCGTTGAGGAATTTAAGGCGTTCCAGCGGAGAGTGAACGAGAGCAATCTCGCTGCACTCAATAATGAAGAAGAGCAAGGTTCATCGTTTTCAATCGCAGCTCCGACCGGCCTCACAAGAGAGCAGCGTCAGCAGATGTATCAATGGGATCGCGACCGTCTGAACGAACAGTACCGGCGAATGTCCGCAAAGGATCGTGCTGATGTGCAGCGCGCCCGTGAGCAGATGGAGGCAAGGCAGAAACGGGCGAAGTACCGCGAGAACATTGTTCACAACGCGAACGAGCTGGCTACATGGCTCAAGCAGCCGAACACGAAGGAAGGCAAGTATGTGCCGGACTTTCTGAAGGACTCCGTGCTGTCAGCGCTGCAGGGGATCGATCTCGGATCCCAGTCACGCGAAGGCGGTCAGATCGTGCAGAACTGGCGGCAGTCCATGCAGAACCTAGCCAACACGCTGACGCAGTACCAGCTCCATCAGAACGGCGACAACACGGACGCGCGGTTCGACGGGGTGCATCTTGAACTTCCGGCTGGATTCGTCGAGGCCTTCCAGGATCTTGCAAACAGCGTCGGAGAGGATGGCACGAACTACCTGCAGGATATGGACAACGAGCATCTTAACCAGCTCGATAAATCCATATCGATTTTCCGTGCGGCTCTGAGGAACGCGAACCGGTTACAGGCCAACGCGCGCTCGCAGTCCGTTGCAGAGATCGGACAGGAAACGGTCCATGAACTGAACGGAAGGAAAGCGAAGAAGCAGAGCAACAGCCGGTTCCTGCGAGGGGTCGACGACCTGTTCAATGTTGAAATGCTGGACGCGCCTTCCTACGCGCAACGCCTGGGAGATGCCGGAGGATCCGTCATCAACGGGATTATCAACGGTTTTCTGAAAGGCACGACGCACGTCAAGGAGGCTCAGGAATTCTTTGAGAACGCGCGCAAGGAGGAAGGCGTTTCAAAGAAGGAGCTGCACAACTGGTCGAACAAGGCTGTAGAGATCACGCTCGAATCCGGAAAGACAATCGGAATGACGCAGGGCCAGCTCATGAACCTGTACGCGTTGTCGAACAGGCCTCAGGCATTGCAGCATATCCTGAGCGGCGGTATTGAGATCGGATACAACAAGGCCTCCAGAAACAGCCAGAATCGCGCGTATAAGCTGACTTATGCTGATCTGGACAATGCCTTTTCCAAACTCTCAGACAAGCAGAAATCGTTCGTAGATCGTTTGCAAACGTATCTCAGTACGACTGCATCCGGATGGGGGAATGAAGTATCTCAGACGCTGTACGGAATCGACCTGTACGGGGAGGATAACTACTGGCCTATACGGTCTGCGAAATCCGGACTGGCAACACAGGATCCGGAAAAGGTCCGCGCCTTCAATGCTCTGCTGAACGCATCGTTCACAAAGCTGACTAACAAGTATGCATCGAATCCGATCATGCTTGACGACGCGGTGCAGGTGTTCTGTGATCATATCTCGCAAATGTCGAATTACAACGGCATGGCAATTCCGATTGCGGACGCTATGAAGTGGTTTAACTACCAGCGGCGCGGCGAGGACGGATCGATTGACTGGAACAGCAGCGTCAAGAGGGCCGTAACAGAAACGATGGGGAATGGCGGCACAAGCTACTTCATCAATCTCATTAAGGATATAAACGGCCTGAGCGAAGGCGGCACGGGAACGACACTTCCTGGAATACTGGCAAGCAACACGAAACGCGCTGCCGTTGCAGGAAAGCTCAGGGTCATGGTGCAGCAGCCGACAGCGGTTGTCCGCGCTATGAGCATGATCAATCCGAAATACTTTGCAGGATTTTCTGATCTTCAACTGTCAAAGGTTGTCAAGGAGATGCAGGACAATGCTCCGATAGCATGGTGGAAATCCCAGGGCAACTTTGATATAGGAACCGGAAAGAGTATGAGGGATATAATTTCCGGTGACTCCTCGACGCTTGATAGCGTCATGAACGCGACGATGGCCCCTGCCGGACTTGCAGACGACCTTGGGTGGAGCTGGATCTGGAACGCCGTGAAGAGGGAACAGGCGGCACGGAATCCCGGCCTATCCGGTCAGGCGCTGATGGACAAGGTGGTCGAACGGTTCACCGATGTCATCAACAAGACGCAGGTTATCGACACGGTGGTTCATCGTTCGCAGATCATGCGGTCGAAGGACAATCTGCTCAAACAGGCGACAGCGTTCATGTCGGAGCCGATCAAAACCTTCAACCTTCTGCACAATGCGATCAACGATGTAGCGGCAGGAAAGCCTGGATCAAAAGGCAGGTTCGCAAAGACTCTGACGGCGGTTGCGGCGAGCTGGGCGGTAAACGCCGCTGTGCTTGCGCTGCATGATTCTCTCAGAGATCGCGACGAGGACGAGGATCTTTGGGATCTGATCATGAAGAACTGGCTGGACGAATTCAAGGACAACGCGAATCTGCTCAACAGTATTCCGTATGTCAAAGACGTTGTCGCTATGCTGAACGGGAGCGACGTTGAACGAATGGAGCTGTCCAGCATATCTGATCTGATCACAAGTATGCAGAAACTGTACAAGGCGATAACGACCGGCGAGAGCGACTATACACAGTACGGCCTATACCGCGGTCTGATCACTTCTGCCGGTAACGTATTGGGTACTCCGGTGACAGGACTTCTGAGTTCTGCTGAAACGGTTATCAACGCGGCAGCGCCTGGAACGATTCGCAGAAGAAAAACAAGAGGCTGGGATAAAGCGGATACGCTGATCGAGGAAGGAATCGACAAGAAGGCGGCTCGCGGTCTGATGAAGGGATACAAATCGGACAACACGGCGACGAAGGCCTTCTCGATCCTGACCTACGACGCTGACAAGGACGGGATCCCGGACTTCAGCGAGGAAGAGCAGGATATAATCGCAGCGGCGCTCGGACTCAGCTATGATCCTAGCAAGGAATCCCTTCAGGACTACGCGGTACGGTCTGCGAACAATTACTTGAAGGGCAAACAGAAGATCATGGACGACGACAGCAGCACGGACGAGGAGTACAACAAGGCCCAGGAGAAATACGACGAGTATTCAGCATTGTTTGATGACTACTTCGCGTTCCTGGGGATAGGTTAAGGGAGAGGGCAAAACCTCTCCCTTCTTAGTGGAGGCAATATGTCAGTTAACAAAACAATCGATATTAGTCTGGACCTGAAGCGCGTCACGCCGCAGCCGTTGGATATTCCGAAGCTGATTGAGGGCGACACGGGGAATATCTTCGTCATAACCCTGACGGATGACGGAACGCCGGTTGACCTGTCCGCTTGCCGGGTGCTGGTGGTTTTCTCAAAGGTATCAGACGGAACGACAAGCGAGCAGGACACAGAGGACGGGTACATCGACCTGTACTATTACGGAATTGAGCTGATCGGATCACCGAACAACAACGACACGATAACGGTCACTTCGGACGGCGAAACGGCAACGGTAACGACGGACGTATCCGGAGGCGTTGTCACGATTGATTCTGAAGCATGGCTGGAACGCGTGAAGGATCCAGGAACGTACACGATCACTTATGTAACCGCCGGTTCCGCGTGGCAGCTCTATCCGCACTCTGTTGTGATAAGCGGCACGGGCCACAATATCATCACGATAGATCTGAGGACGACATCTTATGGTGTTGGAAAGAACAACTGCGAGATCCAGATCTATTCCGGAGATGACAGGGATGTACTTGTCACAACGGCACAGTTTAACTTTGACGGACGGAAGGGGATCGCAAACGCGGACACAATCACAAGGGATCCGTCGTATCCGCGTTTGACGG